TAGAATTTATGAGTCATTGGAACATGACAATTGGCCACCTAAACCAAGTGGGTTATGTCGTTGGTGTCCTGCGAAACACATATGCGATTACGCGCAACTTTAGTTGACATGGTTGTAAATATAGGTATAATTTAAAGTGAAAAGGAGAAAATATGGCACTAACGCCAGAAGGAAAAATTAAACGACGACTAGATACTATGCTTAAAAGACGAAAAGTATGGTACTTCAGCCCTCAGTCTGGACCATTTGGAAAGGCAGGTATACCCGATAGACTAGCAGTAGTTAAGGGTAGGCTACTTGGGATTGAAGTTAAGGCAAATAAGACTAGGAAGCCTACGCCTCTACAGGTTAAATGTATGTCTGATATAGAGAAAGCAGGTGGCAAGTGCTTTCTGGTCTATGATGATGAAACAATAAGTAAAGTAGAGTCTTATATTGCCTATGATGCATGGCACCAGGAGATACAATGGTAGTTGTAGAACAAGCAAAGGCTATTGCATTAAAATTAGTTAACCCTAATCGTGTGCTTGATTGCATACCAACTGCAAGGAAGATGACGTTTAATGGTAGCGAGTTAGTTATAGCACCACATAAGATAGATGAAGTAAAGGTTCTTCGTAATCTTGGTATAACTGTACCATCACCTATCTTGCATTATTATGACTGGGCTGGCAAACTTACACCATACAAGCATCAGCGTCTAACTTCAGCATTCTTGACTATGCATAGGAAAGCATTAGTACTTAATGATATTGGTACTGGTAAGACACAGTCAGCATTATGGGCAGCAGACTACTTGATGAATATAGGTATGGTGAAGAAATGCCTGATTATAGCACCACTATCCACACTTGAACGAGTATGGGGTGACAGTATCTTTACTGAATTTTTGAATAGAATATCCGTAACCTTGCATGGTACTGCAGCGAGAAGGAAGAAATTGCTCAATACTGAGGCTGACTTCTATATTGTCAATCATGATGGGTTTGCTATTATTGCAAAGGATGCAATGGATATGTTTGACCTTGTTATAGTTGACGAAGCAGCAGTGTTACGTAACCCATCTACAAACCGTTTTAAGATATTTCGTAAGTGGATAGAGGCTAACAGGGAAGCAAGATTGTGGATGATGACAGGTACACCAACACCTAATGACCCAACTGATGCTTGGGCTTTAGCAAAGTTAGTCAACAGTCCGTATTGTTCTAATACATATACTGCATTTCGTGACCAAGTAATGATGAAGATAGGTCAGTGGAAATGGATACCTAGAGCAGAGTCAGTGAACATTGTAAAAGATGTACTACAACCATCAATAAGATACATAAGAGATGAATGCTTTGACTTGCCAGATACCATCATACAGACCAGAAAAGTTCCACTGACTAAGATGCAAGAGAAGTACTATAAGGAAATGCTTAGGCGTTTTATCATTGAATTTAAGGAAGAGGAGGGTTCTATTACTGCTGTTAATGAGGCTGTCAAGTTACAGAAACTTGTACAGATAGCATGTGGCGTAGTCTATGACGATGACAAACAGAACATTGAGTTGGATTGTTTGCCAAGAATTAAGGTAGTAGAGGAAGTAATAGAAGAAGCAGGAGAGAAAGTTATAGTGTTTGTTCCGTTGACTGGAACATTACATATGCTAGAGAGAAAGTTGAAGAAACATTGGTCAACTGCTGTTGTTAATGGTGCAGTAAGTGCTGTGAAACGCAACAAGATATTCAATGACTTCCAAAACAGTGATGAACCACGCGTGCTGATAGCACATCCAGCCACGATGGCTCATGGTTTAACATTAACATCGGCATCTACTATCATATGGTATGGACCAGTAACAAGTAATGAACAATATGTTCAAGCGAATGGTCGCATTGAACGAATAGGTAAGAAGCATATATCGAATGTTGTACACATAGAATCTACTGCTGTGGAGTCTAAGATGTACGACAGACTGCGTAACAAACAAAAGTTACAGGGATTGCTTCTTGATTTAATACAGCAAGAAACAGAGTGAGGTGACATATGAGTCTAAATGTAGACCAAATAATTAAGACGTACATGAAACTACGTCATCAGAAAGAGTCCATTGAAAATGAGGCGAAAGCCCAAGTCAAGGATATTAAAGAAAACATGGCTAAACTTGAAGCATGGATAAAGGAAAAGGCAGATGCTGATGGAGTAACATCCTTCAAAACCAATCATGGTACAGCATTTCTGACTACCAATGACTATGCTAGAGTTGACGATTGGGACGCTATGCTAGAATTCATACAAGAAAACGAAGCATACGACCTACTCGAAAAGCGTGTAAGTAAAACAGCAGTTCGTGGATACATCGACATGAACAAGGCTGTCCCTGCAGGAGTTACATACGGTACAAGGATTGATGTCAATGTCCGTAAGCCTGCACCTAAACTAGATGTTTAATATAGGAGAGTACAATGTCAAATATTGTTCCGAGTAATATACAAGTTCCTGCACATCTTGCAGGCAAAGTGGGTGTGCCGTCTACATTAGCACAGTCATTAGTAGGTGGGCTACCGACAGGTGATGGTTTCCCACGTATTTCAATCAAAGGTAGTCGCTTCCGTATCGTAGAAGGTGGTGATGAGACTTTACTTGATTCAACCAAGTTAGATATAATTGTTGTGGGTGCTAACCCTAGGCTATCTAAGACATGGTATGAAAAGCCATGGACTCCAGATGCAGAGCCGTCAGCACCAGATTGTTTTTCATTAGATGGTGTTAGTCCACATGTTGATAGCACTAAACCTCAGAATGACTTGTGTGCTTCATGCCCACAAAACGCTTGGGGTTCTAAGATAACACCACAAGGTCAGCAAGTTAAAGCATGTGCAGACCAAAAGCGATTAGCAGTGGTTGCTGCAGATGACCCAACTGGTTCAGTGTACTTGTTGCAAGTGACACCAGGTGCGTTGAAAGGGTTGAATACTTATCAGAGAGAGTTATCTACTAGAGGTATCCCACCAGAAATTGTCAAGACTACAATTGCTTTTGATACTGATGCATCATATCCGAAACTAACATTTGGTTTTGGTGGTTTCATTGATGAAGCAGCACAAGAAGCAGTTGACAAGTTATTTGGTATTGATGCAGTACTGACCATTACAGGTGAGAAAGAACTTGCTGTACAACCTACCATACCTGCTGTTGAAGAAGCACCTGCTATTGAAGAAACACCTGTTGAGAGAAAGGAAGTAAAGGGATTCGGCAAGATAGCACCTGCTGAAGAACCTAAACCAAAAACTAAGGCAAAACCTAAAGCCAAGAAGGCTGTTGAAGAACCAGATGTAGCACCAGTTGCTGACTCTGCAACAAGTAGTTTGGCTGATGAGATTGCTGCACTTGTGGGAGACGTAGCAGATGACAAATAAAGCCACACTTGACTTCTCTAAAGTGGAATCTCTTCGAAAGCATATGATGTTAACCATCACTGACTTGTCATCAGTGATGGGTGTATCACGCATGACTTACCATAGTTGGAGAAAAGGTCAACCTATGCGTAAGGAAAATGATAAGAAAATACGTGCTACTCTTAGAAAACTATTAGCAGTTATGCAAGATAAAAAATGGCCATCACCAGATATCATTGTGATGGAACCAGCCGACAGAAAAAAGAGACTTCTCGAGTACCTAGAGGAGTATCATTAACCAGATTGGGGAGGGGTTTATAGTGTTCCTCTCCCCTTCTTTAAGGAGGACATATGAATACGTTGGAGTTTCTACAACGAGTTCTACCGTCCGAGGGATTCTATGTTACTACAGTTATTAATAAAGATGGCAATAGGCAAGGATTCTTTGACAGCGTAGAAGAATTATCAAAGGTCTGTATTAGGTCAGACCAGTCAAAAAACAACACCTACTATGCAATCTCAGCATTTAAAGAGAAAGGAAACAGAAAACAAGACAATGTAAGAGCAACTAAAGTGGTTGCTTTAGACGTAGACTGTGGTAAATCAAAGCCATATCCATCTTGGAAAGAAGGTCTAACTGCCTTAGGTAAGTTTGTTAATGACATGAAACTGCCTAAACCTATGGTGATATTTTCTGGTAATGGACTACATGTCTACTGGGTATTAACTAAAGAACTAGACTCACATAAGTGGAAGGTGCTTGCAAGTGCTATGAAACTGGCTTCGGTAGAGAAGCAATTCCATATAGACGCAGGACTAACAACTAACAGTGCGCTGGTATTACGACCAGTAGGTACACATAATCCAAAAAATGGAAAGCAGGTAAAGTTGTTGATGGATGCTGAGCCTGTTACACCTGAGGTTCTTTCTGATATTTTAACGCATTACGTGCAACATCCAGGGGCTGAGCATTTAGGACAACCACGTGAGAACTCGTTGCTAGGTAAATTAGCAGTCGAAACCGAGTTCCCACCTGCCATTGGCTCAGTTGTAGCAAGTAAGTGTAAACAGATAAATTGGGCTATAAGGAACCAAGCAGATGTACCAGAGCCATTATGGTATGACTTAATTGGAGTTGCTGCGTTTTGTGTAGACCCAGAAGATACAGCAATCAAATGGAGTGAAGGACATAATGATTACTCTGAATCAGTAACAAGAAAGAAAGTAATACAATGGAAGGCTAATGCTACTGGCCCAACTACTTGTGGTAAGTTCCACTCTGACAGACCCAATGGATGTAGAGGATGCAAGTATAAGGATAAGGTCGGTTCACCTGCAAGATTAGGTATCCAATACCAAGAAGTGGCAGTCACTGCAGAAGCACCAGATAAGGTAGCAAATTCAGTGCCTATGCCTAAACCATTCAAGAGAACTACACAGGGTATCAAGATGACTATTGACGATACTGATATTGACATATGCAAGTTTGACATATATCCTGTTGGCTATGGTCGTGATGACCATCTAGGCTATGAAGTAGTACGCTATCACTGGAAACGTCCACATATAGGATGGAGTGAACTGGTATTACGGCAAGCATTTCTAACTGATGGGAGCAGGGAGTTTCCTACTGCAATAGCAGACCAAGGTATAGTATTATTTAATAAACGACAAACGGAGTACTTTCAACTTATGCTACGAACTTACATGGAAGAATTAAGACAGATACGTACCATGACTAACCTCTACTCAACTATGGGTTGGAAAGAAAATGATACGTATTTTGTTATAGGTGACACTGTTATCTATAAAGATAGCAACGATGTCATTAAAGAAGACAAAGTTTCATTATCAACAGTATCTAGCACAATAGGTACTGATATGTATAGTAAGAAAGGTAGTGCTGAAGCATGGACTAAGATGACTAACATGCTAGATAAAATTAATATGCCGAGCCATATGTTCGCCTTAGGTATTGGGTTCTCTGCCCCACTATACAACTTCACTGGACTGAAAGGACTGACTATATCCTTGTATGGACCAACTGGTGGGGGTAAAACACTAGCACAGTACTGGATACAGTCCATCTATGGTGACCCAGATAAGTTACACTTCGCATCAAAATTCACACAGAACACCTTATTCCATAGGATGGGACTATATGCTCATCTACCAATGACAGTAGATGAAGTAACCATGATGCAGGATAGAGACGTCGCTGACTTCTGTTACTGGGTAAGTCAAGGTAGAGATAAGGCTAGACTTAACCGTGCTGCAATCGAGAAGGAAACCAAAACTTGGGCAACACCAGTTGTAGTATCAACGAACAAGTCACTGCAATCCAAGTTAATTGCATCTGGGTTGGATACCGATGCTCAGATGGCACGCTTACTGGAAGTTACTGTACCATCACATGAGTTATTCACCAAGACCAGTGAAGCAGGACGGAATATCTATAACTTCATAACAAGCAATTACGGACACATAGGACACATGTACCTAGGTAAGTTGCTAGAAATAGGTGGTGATGGCATAAGGGCTATGATTGCCGAAGCAACCGACAAGTTCCATATGAAATATGATGCAAGGTTCAGCGGTGAAGAACGCTTCTGGGAACAGTCTATCATTCTTGCAGACCTATCATCCAAACTTGCTAAGGAATGGGGTTTGATTGATTATGACTACTCTAAAGGCACTGAATGGGTATTAGGACAGATTGGTGCTATTCGCACTGTCGCTGCTGAAAGCAAACTAGACTCGTTCGACATCATTGCTGAGTACCTCAACGACTTCGCTAATGTTGCAGTCACAATCATGCACACAGCAGGACAGAAACCTGTGGTTGACTTCGGTAGACTACCTCGCGGTGAGATACGTGTTAGGTTCGATGTTCATCGTAACTCAATGGCAGACGTGTTTAACAGTGGTACACTGATGCTTGACCGAACCCATTTTCGCAAGTGGCTATCCATGAAGGGGCATGACTACAAGTCATTCTGCAACGAGATTATGGGTGAGAACATTGACGCTACTCCTAGGTCTAAGAAATGTTTCCTAGGCAAGAACACACCAATCAAGTTAGGACAATCCTATGTTATTGGTATTAACCTCAACCACCCTAGACTACAAGGCATACTTGATGATGCTGATGTAGCAGCAGAGGACTTGACTTTCGGTCAAATGGCAATGGTTAAATGATAAAGCACATACTCACATTCGCTTACTTCGTGATGGCAGTAACATGTACAGGTTGCTTACTGTATGTAGTGATGTGGCTTAATGCCCTAAGAAAAGGGTGGTTAGTTTAATTCGTATAAGTCCATTAACCATTAGCGTTCAGATGTTGGTCTTAAAGCCTCTCTCAAAGCACGATTAGCATTCGCTCTAAAATTCCTTATAAAGAATTCAGTACCACGATTATTTCTATTCCACTCCCTCACCTGCTTTATAACTTCATTAGCGCCAGATTGGTTCTTTGCGAGTTTTGCTTTAATATAAGCAACTTGAAATTCTCTGCGTATGTCTGCTGTGTAATCGCCTACTCTCTTACCAATTCTAACTATTCTGTTCTCTCTAGTAGCAACAGTAGGATAAAAACCAAGTGTCCTTGTTATAATTGTTTTCATAGTCATATCTCTTGACACAACTTTTCCTTTTGCATTCGTTACCACTCCATCCCTAGTATAAGCGTAAGCATCCGCAAATGCTCTTAGTGCAGCAAGAGGCGACTCTCGGAAAATGTCATTTAAACTGGTGGTATCTGGTCTAATACCCACTAGCTCACCTGTCCATCGCAATGATGAGAATGACATAGTGGATAATCCTTTGAACATAGCCCATACTGGTCCGAATAAATTCTCAGCCTCACGCTGAAAGCTAGCACCACTTCTAAACATGCCAGTTAGTGGGATTAAGTCGCCATGTGCTATCCTAGTAGAAAGAGTTCCTCCTAGAATACCGTCCATCACACCATTCATTATGACATCTGCTGCTGGTGACCCAGCAATCTTAAATGGTACCATATTATCAAGTATCTTATAGGCTTCTAGTTCTATACTACCCATCGGGATATGAAGCCACTGTGCAAGCGTATCAAGCAAGTCTAATAAGTCATCGGCAAATGGGAACCCTTTAAATCCTGCTGCTAGAAGCATCATTGCTAAGTAAGATACACGAGCGCCTGGACCCATCGACCAGAGCAACTGGACTGAAGTAAGTACGAACTGCTTGTACATGAATGGATACTGGAATAAGTTACCACGGGCTATCTGAGGTCTGTTATACATATCGTAGTTGCCCTGTGTTTCATTCACAGCCTTGTTTGCCTCTTTTGAAGAAGCGAC